GAGGTGTTGAGGACCGTGATGGCCTCGCCACCCGCAGTCGCAACGCGCAGAGCGGGGGCGATTGCGACGGTCGTGTTCGCGGTGTGGGTCACCGTGATCGCGGCCGTGATGACGTGCTGCTGGATCACGCCACCGACCGAGAACTGGATGCGGTCGCCCGCCTTGGCCGACCAGGACGCGCCCGCCGCCTTGGCGATGGAGAGCGTGCCGTTGCGACCGTCGTCGGTCGAGCCAACGCCAGCCGCCTGAACGCCGTTGACCGTGAGAGCGCCAGCGCCAGGGGCGTTGACGGTCTGGGTCGGAACGTGGTCGTCGGTGAACCAGTCGATCCCGAACTTGGTCCCGATCTCGCCCGCCTTGACCACCGCCGGGTCGCCAGACTGCGAGATGTCGCGGAAGGCCGCGAGCCCCAAAGCGTTCGCCTCGGCCGCGAAGTCCAGCACGCCGCGCCGCATGTCGCGGGGGCAGAGCTGAAGGTTCAGCACGCGCCGAGCCTCGGTGGCCGCACGGGTGCCGTCCGCGGACGAGAACGGGGTGCCCGGCGTGGTCGCGCCAGCCCCGTAGACGTGGCCGTAGATGCCCGTCTGAAGACCCATGATCTGCGTGTTGACCGCGTTCGCGAGGGCTTTGATGGCCTCGTCCATCTCGCCGGGGACGAAGTGCGCGTCCTTGTCGATCAGGTTGAGGTCCTTGTCGCTCATGTGGAAGTCGGCATGCTTCCAGCTGTTGAGCGTGATCTGGGTGACCTGCGGGGTCGTCGCGGCCGGTGCCGGGGGCGTTTCCGCCGGGGTCACGTCGGACGCCGTGCGCGAGACGGGGATGGGGACGTTGATCACGTCGCCCTTCCTGGCCGCGTCGGTCGAGTAATCAGAGTTGACCAGCCGGGGCATGATGACCTGCTGTCGCAGCGTCTTGAGTCCCCTGGCGAGGATCTTCGGGAGGATGTTGGTGAGGGTGTTGGCGGTTGTCGCCATCGGAAACGGACTCCGGGTTTCGGTTCCGGCAGCCCGCTTCGGCATCCCGCCTCACGCGGCGCGATCACGGGCGACTCCATCGCCCGCCAGCCATTCAGATCAGAACAGCGTCGCTCGCACTCGTCCCGCCCTCGGCATCCCGCTCCGGGCGTCGCTACGCAGCATCCCGCTGCGAGCCCGCAGGCAGCCGAGGCACCGCCCCAAGCCGCCCGATGGTGTCAGTCTACCACGACAGCTTCGCCAGTGGCAATCTTCTCCCAGTTCTCGTTGATCGAGTCCTGGTCGTCGCGCTTGATGCGGATGGTCTTGCCGCCGCCTCCGCCGCCCCTCGCGTTCCCGTTCTGACCGCCCGAGCCGGACGCCGCCGGGGCATCGAACATCGGGGCGAAGTCCTCATCTTCGCGAAGCCGCTCGACGTACTCCTCGACCGGCATGGGCGTGTCGTCGTTCGACTTCCTGCTGATGAGTTCGGTCCCGCGCTCGTCGACCATCCTGGCGACCAGCTTCCCCTTCTCGTTCTTGACCAGTCGCATCGACTTGGTGACGTGGGGCAGCAGGGCGCGGAGACGCCCCTTCTTGTCGGTGATGGCCTTCGTCGCTGCGCTGACGATCAGGGCATCTTCGAGTTGGGCGCTCAGATCCTTGATGACCGCCTCTCGCTTCGCGACCTCGCCAGTCCACTTCTCGTTGACCTGCTTGACCTGTGCGTCGATCTGCTCCTTGACCTTCTGCTCCGGGGTCCAGGACGACATCTCGCCCACCTTGGTCAACGCCTCGCGGGCCTTTTCGGGGTCCAGCCCTTCAAAGGACAGGATCTGCGCCTTAAGTTCCCGGGTCGTCTTGCGCTCGTTCTCCAACGACCGGCGGATCCCGCCGACATCTTCGAGGGCGAGGCCGTCCACGGCGTCCACCACGAGAATCCAAGCGCCGTCGCGCTCGGTATACTCGGCCTTCAGGACATCGGGCAGCTTCGCGTACACCTCGGCCGTGATCTTCGCCTTGAGTGCCATGACGGCCAGAGTACGCCAAAGAATACCGTTTGGCAAGCCGCCTAACGGATTGCCTGCGGACTTCGCCCCCGCTCACTGTCTACCGGCTTTGCTCTTACAAGCCGACCGCCGAGGAGCTTGAGTGCGTGTTGCGCTGCGGCCACGTCCGGGTCTGGGATGGCGGGGGAGTCGAAGTCGCTTCGGTTCGCAACCCTGTTAAGCAGTCCGGCGAGTTTCGACGATGGCGAAGCCCATCCGCCTGATGCTACCGAGGCCTGGACCCCTGCGATCTCAATAACGATCACTTGCGACCCACCCGCAGCCATTTGACCAACAGCTCGAACAGCTCTGGCTCACGCGACAGGAGTTGTTGGGGATTCTTATACAACCACTCGAAGCCCATCGAAACCAGCTCCGTGTAGCCCAAGGCCGTATCCTTCCCCATGTAGTCGTGCATGAACACCCCTTTAAACGCCACCTCGTTCTTGTCGTACCCTTTACCGAGCCATTCTGATTTGCGGCCAGCCGTCTTTCTCTCAAAGAACGCCCTGATGTCACGCTTGAGCGCAGGATCGGTTTCGAGGATATGGGCGATCTCGTGAACCGCAGTTGAGATCGGGCTGTCCGGCTTAAGAAACACCTCCCTACTCCAAGGCTTCGCGGTCGCCGAGTACCGTTGTCCATCCCGCCTAACAGACTTCTTCAGGTAGACGGTAAGCGACTGCTTGGGCGTCTTCTTCTTCCACAACGATTCGATGAATCGTGCGGCAGTCTGTGCCCTATCAACCATCTCGGGGTGCGACTTAAGCCTGGTTGACAGGTTGATAGATGCCCGTTGCGACTCTGGGATCGTCATAGCCCTGTGGATAGCCTCGCGCTCCATCTCGCCTAAACGGTCGAGTTTGATCTTAGCTTTGGTGGCATCGGTCAACGCCTCATCGAGCACCTTGGAGCCGATTGGCTCTGTTGCGCCGAGGTACTTCACCCTCCCAAGCGTGGCTTCGTATTCTCCGGCCGCAACGCCTCGCTGCTTAGAAATGGCTTCGCGCTCGCGCCGGATCGTGTCGAGTAGAAGCTGGATGTTTTCGATGTCGTCTGACGGAGATGGTGGAGGGGGCGGCATAGCCTCTGAGATTGGCGATGGCGCGACGACAACGGGCTGAGGCGTAGGCTCAGGCGTGGGCGTTGGCGGCGGGAGGGATTCAAGCGCCCGAAGATCGTCAAGGCTCAGAGGGCGGCTTTGGTCGTCGATGAACTTCGCCAGTGGCACCTTCCCCGTCCGGAAAATGTCCGCTCGCTCCTCGCCAAGCACGTCGTTCTGGAACGCCTCGTCCTGGCCCTTCAGGAAGTCGGAGTAGGTCTGCGTCTCCGGCACCTGACCGTCCATCGACGAACGCTCTCCTGGTGGAAGCTCGTCAGCGTCAATGCCCATCTCCTCGAACGACTTGGTGACCGGGACTGTCGTGCTGCGGCAGTTCCAGTGCATCGGCGGAAGGTGCTGCTCGTCGTCGATATCGAACACCTCGCCATCCAGGGCGGCGCAGATGTCGGTCGTGCGGTCGTCGAGGGTTGCGATGAACTGGTAGCCCTTGATGACGTCGCTGTTCTCCTTGTAGGTGGCAAGGCGAGCGTCGTTGGCGTAGGAGTTGGTCGCCGTGCGAACGAGCGTCCTGGCGTCCCGCTTCGCCATCTCAATCGGCCCCCTTGCCCCGATCAGGTCGCTCACGATGTCGTCGCTGGTCTTGCCGATGGCGATACCGGTGCGGAGTGTCCGCATCACGCCGTCACCGATCTTCCGGTCAAGCCCGCGCCACCACTCCCCAAGGACGCGCCCCTCCATCGGCTTGAGCGACACGAGAGAGGCGAGCGTCGCGGGCGACGGCATGTTGAAGCTCAGGTCGATGGGTGCGGCCTCGCGCAGCGCCGCGACCTGCCACTCAGCTTCCGTGCCGACGAGCGAGGTCATGTCGCCCTCCAAGACCTTGAGCGTCGAGCGCATCTTGGGTCCGGTGAGCTTCCTGACGTTCTCCTCGATGTCATTGAGACGCGCAGAAGTGACCGGGCCGGTGTCGGTGCCCAGGCGTTCGATCTTCGACGCCCGCGCCTGGATCAGACGACGAAGCTCAGCCAGAACGTCCTTCTCCAAGAGGTCCAGGACCTTCTTCGAGTAGCCCGCCTTCAGGCGTTGGAGGTAGATGGCGTGCCGAATGGCCCGCTCGCGCAGGACGGCGTTGACGGGAAGAAGGGCCACGAGGGATTATCCCTCGGCCGCGAATCCGACCCGCTGCCCCTCGCCCTCGGGTTCCGCCGACTGCTCGGCCCCCTGGGCTGATGCCGCGCCTTCGGGCTCCGGCTGCGTCGGCGTCGGAGGGATCGCAGGCCCCTCCTCCTGGATCGCACGCATCTCATCCTCGACGTTGACCTTGTTGGAGAGGACGCCGCGCCGCTTTATCTCGCTGAGGTAGGTTTTCTGAGAGAGGTCGCGACCCGCCCGCATGGTGTGAAGCGTCTGCATGTCCTCGGACGCCTTGAACGACAGCGCGAAGTCGTCGTAGATGTTCACGGCGAAGTCGTTGGGCAGCGTTTCCCCAGTCCACTGCGCCGCCAGCCGGTACGCTTCGCGGAGACCGAGTTCGACCGCCCGGACCCACGCGATAATGGTTGCGGCGGCCTTGCCCTCGTCGATGGCCTTCTCGGTCGCCGTGGTTGAGCCTGTCGGGCGCACCATCAGCGGTTGGCCCGCAAGCTGGTCCATCCGCTCCTCAAGCAGATCGAGGTCGTCCTGCCCGATCTTCATGCTCGCCCCTGAGTGTTCCACGAAGGCGAGCCCTGCCTGTGGGTTCGTCGAACGCACGACAGCCGTTGGGCCGATTTTAAGCTGCTTCTTCGTCTCATCGGGAGACACGCCGGTCTGGTGGAGGATCGCCATTCGGGCGAAGCGCAGAGCGTTGCGCTGGTCGGACGACGACTGCCAGTGGGCGAGGTTACATTCGGCCAGCGACCAGAGCGGCGGCGTGGACGTGAAGTAGCCATGCTCGTCGTCGAAGTAGATCGACACGATTGGGATGCCGGGGAAGGTGTGTGGGACGGGCTCGCCCATCGGCATGAACTTCCCGCCAGCCTTCTCTTGGAGCCAGATCTGGTAGCTGCTCGGCGTCCAGACCGTGATGGACTCTTTCGCGTAGGAGCCGAAGTCGCCGGCCGGGATCTGAAGCGTCTCTCGGTAGCGGATCTGAAGCGGGATCTTCTTGTACGTCTCGTCCCAGGCCAAGCGCCACCCAAACAGCGACCGGGCGCAGACGATGCGGAAGTACGGGCGGATGTCCTCGGCGCGTGCTGCTGCGAGATTCAGGCCGGGACGACCACGCGGGTAGTCCACCATGATGTGGGTGTGCCCGTGCTTCAGCGCGTCGGTGAACACCGCTTTCGCGAACTGAGTCAGGTCGGTGCCGCATCGGTCTGCATTCTGCTCGATGGGCTGAAGCATCTCTGGCAGCTCGCCGCCCTCGACCTTGACCGACTCCTCGAAAGGCTTGGACGACAAATTGCGGACGGCCGACTTCAGCCCGTCGTAGAGGAACGACCGCGACAGGCGGTTCTCGTAGTCCTTCCGCTCCTCGCCCGACTCCATCGGGAGCAGTTCTTCGCGAGCGTCGCGCATCGCCTGGGTGCCTTCGCAGAGGCGTTCGATCAGCTCCCATCTCGCCTCCATGTCCCGCCAGTCATCGTTGGGGGTGTCGACGCTTGCGCGGCCCGCGTTGGTGAAGGCTTCGTCTGGCGGAGAGAGTGGGTCTGCCATCTTGGTCTACTTGGGCGTCACCGCGCTGCGTTCGATCAGCCTGTCCACTTTGTCCTCGACTCGCGCCCCGCGCACTTCGATGTTTCGAAGCCGGTCCTCGACGGACCTGATCGTGATGGCGTTTTCGGAGCGAATAGCTGCGGCCGTCGTGTCGATGTCCTGGCACCACTTGACCCGCGAGTCGGCGATGATTCTCGGGACCACGAAGTAGGCATGGATGACGGTGAGGGCGGCCAGCCCAGTGAGGAAGATGATGACTTGCGGCCATGACATCGGTCGCGACGCCTTGAAGTCTGCCATGTCGCGGCTCCGAAGGTCAGACGCTTGGCGGGGGATCGTAGATGAGTCCGCCATCGACCACCGTTGTTGCGTTCGCAGCGATGATTTCGAGATTCAGCCCAGGCGGGATCGCCAGACGGAACCTCGGTGGGTTGACAACCGGTGCCCCAGGCGTTGCGACCGAAGTGATGCGCCACTTCTCGACCCCGCCGAACCCGAGCCCGATGGCCCCAGCAGTGCCAGAGACGTGAAGCGCGAACCCGACGCAAGCCACCGAATGCTTCGCGTCAGTCGCCTTCATCGTGTTGGCCCCGGAAGCGAGCGTGTGGGCCGTGACGTTGATGAGTCCGTTCCCGTCGTCCGCGACAGTCATCTTGATCCCCCGCCAGCACCCCGCTGGTGCCCATCAGGATACACGATCCCACCCAGAGCGCGTCAGATCCCCTCGACAAGCGTGACATGCTCGACCACTGGATGCGCCCTGGCGATGTGGTAGCCGTCTGCGTCTGAAAGGTGGGTTAGCTTTGGGTCCGAGCCTCGCTGGTCCTTGTTGATCTCCCCCGATCCGCCCTCGATCACCGTCACGCCCTCGTAGTCGCGGATCCGCATCGGGCAATACTCGGGGTCCAGCAGGTAGGAGATTGTGCCGTCGGCGGCTTCCAGGGCGGCGTTGACGGCGTTGACCCTGGCCCGCTCCCTTGGGTTGGTGCCCCCCCACATGGGGATGACCTCCCACCCTGGCACGTTCGCGAACTCGCGAAGGATCAGGTCCAGGTCTGAGCCTTCGACCTTGGCCGAGCCGCCAGCCCCGCCCGTCGCGTCCGCGTCGAGGTGGACTTCGCCGACGTGAACCGCCCGCTTCCCTTTCGGCCCCCAATCCTCGATCAGCCGCCGACAGACCCGGACGGTGTTGGAGTTCTTTGGAATGTAGACCTCTCCGATGCCAGCGCACACGTCGCTGGCGATCTTCGGCCCAAGAGGCGTCTCGAAGTAGTGGTGCTGGTTGACCGACGCGACTCCTGGCTCCCGGTTGAAGTCGAACGAGAACAAGAGCGGGACGCGCTTCCGGTACGGAAGCTTGTAGATGGCGTGCTTGCTGCGCTCGAATGGGTAGTAGGCGCGGCCAGCAAAGTTGACGAAGCTCGCCTCGTACTCCTGCTGGAACGTGAGGATGTCGGTTTCGTGCAGGGCGGCGGCGATCTCGGCGGCGTCGAGGATGTCGGCCGACTTCCAGCAGAACACGTCCCAGTCGGAGGCGTCGCCGAGCTTGGCCTTCTCGGCCATCGCGAACTCGTAGAGGTGGTAGTAGTGGTTCCGGCCACGAGGGACGCCAGTGAACCAGCCTCGGCCGAGTCGGCCTTCTGTCGATAGCGCGGGCCGAATGTGACGAGCGAACGTCTCTGGCTTCACCATCGAGAACTCGTCGACGCAGATCCAGTCGATGGGCCGACCCTCGATTCGCTGAGGCTTGTCGAGCCCAAGCACGCTGATCTCCGCCCCGTTGACCAGCCGGATGATGTGCCTGGACTCAGACGGGTCGCCAACGATGTAGTCCTTCGGGATCAGCGCCTTGAGATCGTTCCAGAAGATGTTGATGGCCTGATCGTGGGTCGGCGCAGCGAACACGACCCAGGTGTCGGGGAACGGCAGGCATTGGGTCAGCGCGTACTCGACCCCCAGGCGCTTCGCGATCTCGGTCTTGCCTGAGCGGCGTCCGGCGACGACGACCCTGAACCGGGCTTGACTGTTCCAGAGCCGCCACTGTTCGGCGTGGTGGCGGAGAGTCGTCCAGCGCGGTGTGAGAGCCCCGAAGGTGGTCACGCCTGGGGCGGGGGCTCCCCCGGTGTCGCACCATCGGCCGCGTTGAAGGTCAGGATCCCGATCACCTTCTCGCCGCCGACGAGGATCATCTGCTCGCCGTTCTTGACGGGGAGGTGTTGCCCATTCGGCATCACGATCTGGCACGGCGGCTGAAACGCAACAGCCTCCACGTCGTCAAGATGCAACTCGGCCACGATGGGGTTGAGCAGGATGCCGAGTTGCGCCCCCTGGGGCGTCGCCTTCCACTCGATCTGCTGCACGCCCTCGATCTGGCGGCCAGACGAGGCGTCAAAGATACCGATCTGCGCCCCCTTCGTGACGATCTTCACCCTGATGGGCGTGGTGTCGCGATGGTTGAGGAGGAGGAGCCCTGTCTTTGGGTCGCGTTGCATTGCGCTGTCATCCTACTTGGCCGACGACGATTTTTCAGGCGGCGTGGGAGGTGGCCCTGCAACTGATCCTCGCATCGAGCGCAGGGTGTTGCGGATTGCGGCGGCGAACTCCTGG